TGAAAGTGTGGAAGATGCAGTATTGTCAATGGCAGTGCGAACAGGGACAGCAAGTGAAAGTTTAGCGACATCGTTTACAGATGTTCAGATTGCAGTTAAAGATGCGGCCGCATCTTTAAGTATACTTGATGCCGCAAATAATTTGGCAGTTGCAAAAGGTTCAGAGCTGGAGGATGCAACAAGAGGCTTAGTTTCGTTGATGGAGATTTATGGCGACGAGTTAAAAAATGCGGCAGATGGTGCTGACTTGATGTATAAGGCCAGTTTAAAATCTCGTTCATCAATGGAGCAGTTGTCTCAAGCATCAGGTCAATTCCTACCGATAGCAAAGGCGTTAGGAGTATCCGCAGAGGATATTTATTCTGTATATGCAAGGCAGACAATAGCTTTAGGCGGTGCTGAAAAGGCGTCTTCGGCGTTAACTGGCGTATTGAAAGGTTTAATAAAACCGACAGATGAGTTAGAGACCAAGGTTGAAGAGTGGTTTGGCATGACCATTCAACAGACATTGGCTCAAGGTAAATTTCTTGAAGTGTTTCAGAAACTTGGACAGCTTGAACAAGAGGAATTGAATAGACTTGTTCCCAGTTTAGCAGGCATGAAAGGTCTGTTTGCAATAACGTCTGATATGAACGGCATAAGGAAAGACAGTATAGATTTAAAGAATAGAGAGAGCATCGTAGACAAGGAGTCGGCAGAGGATTTAACACAGCTTAATAACATTTGGAAGAAGCTACGAGAAGAGATAAAGGTTTTTACGTATGACACAATGAAGCCGTTGATTCCTATGATTAAAGAGTTTGCCTCTGAGACTGTACCTATGACAATGAGCAGTGTTAAGTCTTGGGTTGAGCAAAATAAGGGCTTGATAGAGACTGTGTTAAAAGTATCGGCGGTAATAGGCCCAGCATTGTTAATATTCGGAAGCATGTCAATGGCAATCGGTAAAGTAGTTTCAATAATCGCAGGATTCAGCGACATAATGGGAAAACTTGTTGGTCTTTTTCCTAAGTTGGCAATGGTGATTTCTCCACCGACAGGATTGATTGTTGTGTTAACGGCTTTGGCTACGGCTTTAGGTGCTGTGGTTTTAAAATTTATTGACATGAAGCAAGCTCAAGAAGCGTTGGAGACTAAATTCAAGGACAGTTCAAAGGTAATAAATGAACAGTCTGATTTGCTTATAAAGAAAATGGAAGAGCGTTACGGGAAGCAGTTGAAGAATAATGAAGGCATGGCGGCAGAGTTTGAACATGTAAAGCAGTTAGTTAAAGAGAGGCAGTCTTTATATGCTGAAATGCAGGCTGGTCAGGAGTTGTCCGACGGAGAAGTGTTCAGGTTGAATAGCTTGAGCAAAGAGATTGACGTTGCGACAAGCAAAATGTGGGCTATGAATCAGACAAAAAAGGAAGAGACTGAAATAACCAAACAGGCGACAGAAGCGAAGATAAGTAACTTGACGACATCGAAAGAATTAGAAGAGGTAGAACAGAAGATTGCCGATATGCGTTCGTACACAATACAACAAATGGATGTTGTTAATGAAAAGTATACAGAAGGCAAGATAAAGTTAAGTGAGCTTAGTACAGTTCAGGGATTATTAAACGAACAGTTAGCGAGTACGACAAATGATTTTGGAGCATTGGCTGATAAGATTATTGCAGTATCGCAGAATCCTTATATTGTAAAATTGAATTTTGAGTTGTCTGGTGCGAATGAATTGTTGTCCGTGGAGCAAGAGATTAAGCAGGCAGAGCATGAAATATTGATGTTAGGTAAAACGGGTTTTGAAGAGAAAAAAGCTCAGTTGGCTTATGAATTGGAACAAACGTTGTTATCAATCGAGATTAGGAAACGAGAAAGAGAGATTGAACATAATCAGCGAATGGCACAGCTTAAAATAGAACAAGAAAAACTTGTGGCTGATATAAAGAGCAGAGAAGATTTGGAGCTTGCTCAAAAGAAGGCATTGATTGATGAGTGGAGCCAGTATTATGTATCCATTAAGAAGCAAGAGTCCGAGGTGTTTAATGTAACATTGCAAGGATATGAAACGCTTGAATCCAGAGTAACGCAGTTGCATACATTAAAGCTGAAACAGGCCAAAGAAAGTATTGAAGCACAGCAACAAGAAGCGTCAGCGGTAAAAGAAGTGGCAAATGCGAATAAGGATGCGACAGTTTCTTACTTAGAGCGTGCCGATGCACAGCGTCAGTCTTTTGCGAGTGCTTCATCTACACAAACAACGAGTGGATTGTCTTTTGCGTCTTTTTCAGAGGCAGAGGCATACAAGGCATCTTCTGGCGAATCATTTTTACAGAATTATTCTGTAGGTAGTTATGCGACTGGAAAGCGTTTTGTGCCTAAGACTGGATTGTATCAGTTGCATGAAGGTGAACGAGTGACACCTAAAAACTCCGTAGGGCCAGGTGAGCAAATGAATATAACGATAGTAAATAAAATTGATTCAGGATTTATCAACGACATGTTGGCAAATGACCCGTCTACGATTATAAATATCATCGGTTCGGATGTTGCGAATAACGGTTTAACAAGAAAAGCCGTGTCTTCGTTATTGAGGAGGGGATGATATGGCGTTTAACGATTTCCCGAGGGGACTACCTTACAACCTAAGTGTATTGACCAATGTCGAGATAATAGAGTTTGACGACGGAACAGAACAACGTAGAGATTTGTGGGGAGGAAAGACGAAGAAGCAGATTACGATAATGTTCAACGTGAACAGTAAGACAGAGATTATGGCAATACATGATTTTTTTGTTAGTCAATGTGGCCCATCCCAAAGTTTTGAATTTGAAGACCCCATCACAGAAGAGACGTTGAATGTTCGATTTGTAGAAAACTCTTTTAATGTTGAAAGGCGTCACTATGGAACGTATTTCGGTTCTGCGAAATTGATTGAGGTCTTTTAATGAAATCAGTACACGCAAGTTTTATAAAACGTAAGAATGCTCGGCTCACAAAGCCGATATTTTTATATTCAGTGCAGTATGACAAGGTTGGAAATAATTGGTTACGGTATACTTCGTTTCCAGAAGACGTAACATTTGATGGCATAACGTATCTACATAAAGCAATAACACACGACAGAATCAGCGAGAGCTTGGATGGCAGTATCCCCAAGGTAAGATTGACCATAGGAAACGTTGATAGGTATATAGGATATTTAATAGAAACGAATTCGGGGTTACGTAATGCAGAGGTAAATATAACTCTTGTGTTTCAAGAAGAGTTGGCGAATCCAAGTGTTTACGACGAAAGCGTTTTTTCTGTGGCTGACGTAGTAGTTAATCAACGTCAAGCAGAATTCGTTCTGGCTTCAAAGTTAGATGTTATGGACATAAAATTGCCACGTAGAAAGTTTTATCGGACATTCTGTTCATTCTTTTTTAAGGGCGAAGGATGCCAGTATTCAGGCGTAGAGACTCAATGCAATAAAACACTACAGCGATGTACTGAGCTTGGCAATGTACAAAATTTTGGAGGATGCCCAGCCATACCGCAAAAAACGATTTTTACAAATGTATAAAAGAACAAAGAAATGGATGCCTGCAATTAGTCCTTCTGTATTCTCAGAATCAGTTTGGGAGAATACATTTACAACAGAAGAAGATGATATTGTTGACATCCGTTTTTCATTAAAGGGATATGGATGGAAAACAACTGTCACTGACGAGAATTTGAATTCGTTAGAAAAAGGTAGTTACAAAATATATTATCGTTTAAGCGGAAGTGGTACGTGGATATTTTTAGCAAGAGCAGAATCGAATCGTGCTTCGCAAGATGATACGACGGTGTATTCTCGTACAGCGATAGCGACAGGATTGATTGAATCAGGTAAATATGAAATAAAAATTGTGGCAGATAAAGGCTCCAAGTTTACATCATGGGCCGGAGCGATAGAGGGGATAGCAAGTGGAGATAGGTTTTGGGAGAATTTACAGATAAGGTCTTCCGGCGTAAAAGATGCAATTGTTAATCAGGCTTTAAATATTACGGAAAATGTAACGATAGGATTGTCATGAGTTTAGACAGCTTTTTTGCAACATTAACCTCAACCCATGCAGTGATAGCAGACAGCAATGACTCGTCATTGTATGCAGGGAACACCGTTGACTTCGACAAGAGTTCAAATTATCAGTGGGACGGCCCCAAGTTAACAGCACAGGTTGGCAACGTTGTGCCTCTCGTATACGGAAGACATCGTGTGGCAGGCGAAGTGATAAACGCATATTTGGAGACAAGCGAAAGCAACACTCTGAATATGCTTATTTGTTTCTGCGAAGGAGAAGTAAGTGGAGTATCAAATGTAAAAGTAGGCGGAGTGCCAGTTGAGGAATTGTATGGCATTGATGTTGACGACCCTTACGGTGAGAATGTAGAAATAACTATTCGTAAAGGAACAGAGAATCAGACTGTCATAAAAGAATTTGGTGATGTTCACTCTCCGATAGATTTAAATGTAACCCTAATCCAGAATGAAGAATATATTTATACGACTGACGGCGACGACATAATGGCTTTCAGCGTGGGTTTTAAGACGGACAAGTTATATCAGCTGGATAGCAATAACAATAAATCCAGTTGGTATTTTGCATTCAAAATTGATTATCGTAAAGTAGGGGATACGAACTGGATAGATGCTGGCGTGGTAGAGTTTAACGCTATGACTGAAACGGAGATACGTAGGATATTCAAATCGGATTATGTCCTTCCTGCACAGTATGAAATAAAGTTTGTAAAAGCGTCTGAAGATGCAAACGATGAAAATAAGTTTGGTCAAGTAACGATTTATACGATTGACGAAATCGTGAATCTGGAATTGACTTATCCTTTTATGACTATGCTTGGCCTTCGTCTTATTGCGACGGATAAGATAAAGGACACTATGCCAGATGTAACGGCAGAGGTGGAAGGCAAGCTGGTATCAATCCCAGATGTTCGGTATATCGGACAACCTATTGACTGGGAAGATTATTATTACGATGCTGAAAGTTTACAATTTAAGAGGCTGGACAATGATGCGGTTTGTACGTGGGACGGAGTAACATATATCGAGGCGTTTAGTGCGAATCCTGTGTGGTGTATAAGGGATTTGTACCTAAATGAACGATATGGATTAGGACAGTATATCTCTGCATCGAATCTTGACTCGTCTTCATTCCTGAGTTCGGCATTGTATTGCGAAACAGGTGTAGAAAATGCTTACGGTAAATTGGAAAAGCGTGTTCGTTTAGACATTGTTTTAGACCAGTCTTATAACGCTACGGACATAATTTCACAAATGGCCGCAACGTTCAGAGGTTCAATCACAACGACAAATGGCGTGGTTCGTATTGTTATTGAAAGAGAATCAGAGGTTGAGCAAGTATTCGGAGTGACAAATATTATCGCAGGTTCTTTTAGTGTTCGTTATCACTCCCCAAAAGAAGTACCGAATGTTCTGGTCTTAGAGTACACAAACAAAGATAAGGATTATGCGAGGGACAAGATAGAAATAGCCGACTCCGATACTTTCTTGGCAAACTTGGAATCTGTTCGTACCGAAAACGTGTCTTTCTTTGGCTGTACTCGTCCGACTCAATGTTTACGAGAAGGTAAAATATTGCTCAATAAGTTAAAGTTGAACACACGGGATGTTTCTTTTACTACGGCAACGGAGGGTTTGACTTGTCAGGCAGGTTCAGTAATACGGGTACAGCACGACGTGCCACAGTGGGCGTATAGTGGACGTGTTCAAGCAGATTCGACATCAACAGTTATTAAGTTAAGCAAACTGATAACGTTAGAGCCTGCAAAGACGTATGAAATATTGATAAGAGATAACGACACCGACACTTTAGAATCGAAGACTATTTTAACGACTTCTGGCACTTGGGACGAGGTAGAGGTCAGCGAAGCATTTAGTTTTACCCCGTCTGATTACGACGTATTTCTCATTGGCGAGCAAGATTTATTAGGCATGACATACCGAATAACGGGAATGAGCCATTCATCAAATGGACAGACGAGTATTTCAGCAGTGCAGTATTCAGAGGATGCGTATGATTCAGGAACGATTGTAATACCCGACAGTAATTTTACTTATATTGATTTAGATATTCCCGACGTATACAGCTTAAAATGCACTGAGCAGGTCACACGAGAAAACGACGGAACGATACGAGACACAGTTTTAATAACCTTTGTAAAGCCCCCGAACAGTTTGAGATGGATAAAGAAGGCTGTTAAATTTCATGTTTATTATTCAGACAATTCAGGATTGACGTGGATATATGGCGGTGCAACAGATGGAGAACAGTTCGTTATCAACACTCCATTGGCAATCGGCACAAGTTATATCATTGCGGTAGTTTCAGAAGCCGACTCAGGTGAAAAGAACGCTCCTCAGACTTCTCCTCAAGATACTGTTACGATTCAAGGCTGGATGAATCCGGCGTCAACTGTAACAGGTTTTTATTATAACTTCACAGATACAATTGAATTTTATTGGGATAAAAATCAAGACCCCGACCATTTCGGATATGAAATCAGAACCGAAGATGCAGATTGGGGACAGGATGATTCTGAGCTTATTTGGAGAGGCAATGCAGAGAAGTTTATTCTGGACAAGCCCTCAGCAAGACAAGGCGTAAATTATTTCATAAAGGCATATAACACCAGCTTGAAATATTCTGTAGATGCCGCAGAAGTATCGCCTATCAACCTTGCACCATCAGCACCGTCATTGTCGAGGACATTATTGTTTCAGAAGGTATTTTTATTTTGGTCGAACGTAAGCGACGACGATATTCAGTATTATGAGATATGGCGAAATGATAATGACGATTGGGTAGGCATTGAGCAAGGCAATGAAACAAAGGTTGGTGATTCGGCTGGAACAAGTTCTGTACAGATTTTGGAATTTGAAACCACTTATTTTAGGATACGTGCGATAGACAGTTTTGGCCCCGGAGCTTGGAGCAATTCAACCAGTGTTGACCGTGTTCTTTTGGCTTCGGATGATTTGGCTGATGAGATAATCGGGGCTCAACACTTAGCGGCTAACTCCGTTACCGCAGGTGCAATATTGGCAGGCTCAATACAGACGGCACATTTAGCGGCTAAATCGGTATTGGCAGAGAATATAGATGTGGCTGAATTGTCGGCAATGTCAGCTCATTTAGGAACGATAGAAAGCGGAACGATAATCGGCAATACCATCAAGACGTCTCTGGATGATTATCGTTTGGAAATAAATGCGGCTGGACTGTTCGCATACGACAACGACGGGAAC